ACCAAACGATGGTGTCCTTCCAATATATGCCATTAGTTACCTCAGGTTTGTTCTAGGACACTGACAATAACATCTACGCTTGATGCGGTATCCGAAACTACCTTTATTGCGTCACCAGTCTGTAAAACAAATTTATTTCCAGCATTAAATTCAAAAGATGCTCCGTTGGGAATAGGAATATTTTTTACTAGAAAAATATCATCCCCAGATGCTTTATCAACTTTTAAATCGACGTTTATTTGATTACCTGTAATATTGGCAACGTTCAAACCAATAACAACCGCAACAGTACCAGAAGGGACAGTGTATGCTGTCGCCAGTGATGTACCTACAGCGGTATCTGTAAAACTTTTAAATGTATTTGCCATGTCCTTATCCTAATGCGATTGCAAGAGCAAGGGCATCATTTACTGCAGTATTTGTCGCTTGTCCACCAATGTCTACAATTGTATCTGAACCAGATCCATCACCTTTTCTGACATATAGTTTTCCATCAGCAGTATTGATTGCCAACTCTCTTAGGGATAAGTTGCTTAAAGAAGGTACTGCACTAGCAGTAGCACTAGACTTTAGTTTGATTGTTGTTGCCATTTAGCTCAACTCCGAATAAAGGTATATACCTACAAAAAAGAGGGATATATATCCCTCTTCTATTTATTCTGTTTTTATTCTAAAATATCTTCAGGTGGTGCAAATTGTTTTTCTATTTCTTCATCAGTAAATCCTGTTAGATCTAGATTTATATCACCACCTTCATCTGGATCTTCTTCATAATTGTAACTACTTGCAATTCCATGTTCATTTTGTTCTTCAAATTCACTCTCACTAACAACTGTCTTATCATCTTCAACAATTGCTACAGATGGATCAAAAATTGCTTTTGATACGTTAGTAAGGTGATGATGTGCATAAATTCTGTTTCCCTCATTACAGGGAGTGAAAGAAACAGAGTAATAACCATGTTCTGGATTGAATGCGGGAATAGGACTACCCGCTTCTTCTGTTTTTCTGATGATATCTTTCAATTCGTCAGGAACATCCTTTGATTCTAATTGTATTTTACATACTTTAGTGTTTTCTTCATCTAAAAACAAATTCAAAGCATATTCCTGATCGTCAGTTAAAAAATAAGACATTAAACAACTCCAATTGTATTATATATGTAAGTTTGCACCAACCACAGAGATAGAAGATTCAACGTGTGTCTTCGCATTGAATCTGGTGACTTCAATATTTAACATTGGTGACGTATATGTTGCAAGATCACCGAATCTGACATCAACAACATTAGATGCAGATGCAAATGAATTTACAGCTGCAAGGTTGGTGTATGTATTTAGTAGAGTACTCTGGTTATAGACTCTCTGACCAACACCAAATCTAAAGTTGAACCTGTTATAACCAGCTTCATTATCACCAATAACATTTGGAGAAGTAGTATTTGCACCAGCATTAGTTGGGTTTGCAGCACCTGTCCCTGATTCACCTGTATAAACAAGAGTTTGTGAATCAAACTTCTGAGCACTATCTGCACTACCATTATCTGCCCAGAATCCAGTAGCACTGATTGACGTTATAGCACCACCATTAGATACACTAGCTTTTGCTGCCTCTATCAATGTTATAACTCCAGAACTATAATCTACTGTACTAACAATACCAATAAAATCATCTATTTTATCAAAAGTAGTATTACTAGTGACAGTAGTATATAAGCAATCACCAGGTAAGAACTTCTTAGAATTAACGGTTGATACAGATATTGTAGTAGAAGATCCTGCCGTAACTGCACTACTCACCGTTACATGTGCGCCAAGTCCTTTTCCAGTAGGTAATGAATTCATAATTGCAGTATAATTAGTCACTTTATTAATGACAAGTTGTTCCGAAAGTCTGGAATTAGAACCACCAGTAACACTACCATCAGTATTAACCGTTCCATCTTGAAGTGAATACTTCAATCTAATACCAGTGCTTGCAAATCTATAATGATGTGTATCATAAGCACCAGAACCACCAGAAATAACATCACCAGTATTAAGAGCACCATAGATTGCACCAGTTGTCAATCTTGTATGGTTTAGAGCATATAATTTATTGGTTCCATCACGATCAAGTCTGGTTGATGTTGTAGATAGATAGTTAGTATCAATAGATACAGAATGATCAGATTCTAACATATAATACGAATAACTAGAACCTTCCCAGAGAGCATGAACTGGTACTGCAGTTAACCACATACTACCATTATATTGTCTACCAAGTTGTAGAGAAGAAGTACCATTCAGACTAATACCTAAAGTTTTTCTTCCATTGGTATCTAAACCAAAGTTTCCAACCCATCCTTGTCTACCAGAAATCGCTTGTTTCTTACGATCATGTGGTTGAATATAATTACTAAAGTTTTCATACCATAGTCTATATTCACCGAACGTAAGTTTGACACCAGTATCAGAATAGATAAATGTTTTCGAAATAGGACCATCATTCTGGAAGTTTCCTGCCCTATGAGCAACAAAAACATCTCCAATTGTACTTAGAAGTGCATGTTGCGAATATTCAAAAGTAATTTGTTCAGCGCCGCCTGCATCCTGGAAGGTATAACCAGTTAAAATGTGGTTTCCTGTAGATCCAAGTGTACATGTAGAGTGACCCTGACCATCTGGAGCGCTGACTGTAACGATTGTGGAAGATACAGACTTAGACGTTCCAGTTGTAGTATAGTGTAAATTTTGATCACTTGAAATTGTAACAAGAGTGCCTGCTGCAAGAGTGATATTACCACTAGTTGTATCAACACTTGCACAAGTACCTAGTTCTGTAAATGTTCCACCACTTTCAGCAAATATAGTATATCCAGGTCTAATGTACTTATGGATAAGATTCTTTTGATTAACAGTTCCAGATCTAATTTCTACAGTTTGTCCACTTGCTCGAATAGTAATAGAAGGAACACCGATGTCACTTTGAATTCTTAAAAGATCTTGCCATGTATATGTAATCTTGTCACCTGCTCTAATTCTTCCACTATAGTTTGGTAGAATTATAGTATTAGCGGCTTGATTACTAACCATTTTAACATTATTTGCTCTAAATGAACTACCACCAGTCTTGGGATAAGTCCAACCACCATCATTAATATACATGTATCCAAAGTTCTTCCATCTAGAATCGGTACTTCCAGTAGACGAGATATCCCAATTTACTGGAGGTAATGGATCCGCAAGAGTAACCTTAAGTCTGGATTGACTATGAGCTGTAGATTTCTTGATGTCAAGAATTCTAGACTTAAACAACTTCAATCCAGACTTATCTCTATTTGGTGTTGGTGCGAGGGTAAATGTTGTACCTTCAGCAACATTTTCGCATAGAGGTTTGTCTAAAGCAAGTTTAATAGTATTTGAACGTCTACCCTGATAATAGAATAGTATATATGCACCATTGTAGAGTGATGTTTGACCACCCGCAAAATTACGAGCATTAATGCTTGAATCATATAGTGCAGTTAAACCAGCACCAACGTTATTACTATATCTAAAGTAAACAATATTTGTACCATCATCCAGAACTCTTCTCTTCCAGACATATCTATATACACCACTACCTGGTTCGTTCCACCACATTGCTTGGTTAGCACCATATGGAATATAGTCTGTTGTTGCCAACTTACCTAAAACATTAGTCATAGAACCAGTTTCACCACTAGTAAATGTCAAATTACTAAATGTTCCATTAGCACTAGTGTATGCTTGATTTAATAGTACTCTATATTTACCAGTTCCACCACGTCCAGTTAATTCAAGATCATCTTCATAATTACTAGTTACAAATGGATTTCCATCTAGAGTGGTATCAGAAGTAGAAATTGTATCACCATCAAATCCGACAACCCAACCAATGAGGTTGCTAAAAGTACCAGTATTTATAGAACTAAATGTGTAACGATCTGTATCAGTATTTCCTGGAGATGATTTAGGTGTAATCGTTAATGAAGGAGCAGTTCCAGATGCATAGATTGGTTGACCTCTGTAAATAGCACCATCATTTATAGCGGTAACTTCCATAATACATTCTGTTGGGTCTGTAGTAACGTCAATCTGTGTAAATTTCGCAGTAAAATCAGCCCAAGATCCGATGTCAATCATGGATCTATAATATCCAGAAGAAACTGTAAAAGCAAGAGCACCTTCTTTGTTAGTGTCAATACCTGTACTCGTAGCGATAGATTTGTATGTAGTACCACCTTGAGATTCATTAGGCATGTTTGCAGCTGTAATCACGCTACCAGCACGAGAAGATCTATAACCCCACATTCTAAATCCACCATTTTGATCAAATGTTCTCAACGAAGTACCTGATCCAGCAATTAACTTAGTGGAAGTTAGTGGATTAATAGGTCCATAAATTTTAGTATCATTGTTATTATCTCCATGAATATTAAATGTTTGATCTGAATTAACACTAGAACTGAAACCTGCCTTAAATGTTCCACTGACATAAAGGTCACCTGCTCTATTGGTAGATTCAGAAGTTCCAGGAATACCTTGAGCATCACCAACAGTTACTTTAAATGTACTCCAAGAACCACCACTATCTCTATATGGAATTGTTACTGTTTGTCCAATAGATAGTTTTTCATTGTCAGCAATAATTCCAGTACCATCAGCTGCTTTAATGCAAATTTCTGCTACTTCAGCAGTCTTAACACCTGTTGGTGTTACATAAGTATGACCTATGGGTCTATTAACAATATCAGCTTGTTGAGTAGAGTCATTATCACTCCATGCAGCAGTAAAGTTACTGTTATTAAATCTCTTCAGACCATAACATGTTACGTCAACTGGATCAGACATTCTAATTTCAGTTGGGATGATACTTTCAGACGAAACTGTGTTGTCAGAAGCATTATTTGGATCAAGACCTTCCCAGTCACGGATGTAATGAGGCCAATACTTAGTCATACTTCTAGTAAGTCTAATTTCAAATCCCTTAGGATCTGATGCACTACCAGATTTCACGTAGTCACAAGTTTCTCTATTTCCAATTACAAGTCTTCCATCGGTAGGCCAGTAATTAAGGAGGTTGTCATTATCAAATAAATCAAATCTAGTATTTGAAGCATATGTTGGATTGAATGAGATATCATCAAGTTCAATTACAATATCTGCTCTAATGTCGGATGTGTTAGATGGATTGACATATCTATAAACACCAATATAAGACTTATTGGTTGCTGTATCACTCTTAGCAATCTTATAATACAAACCATTATGTAGAATGTAACTACCTGGTTTAAAGATTGCCTTAGCAGCATTGATCTGCTGTTTGAGTTGTCTAGCACTAGAACCATTTTCAATAGAATTTAGAATGAAACAGTTCTTAGGTAGCATAACTTTATATTCACCTTTGTTGAAGATAGAGAAATCTTCGTTACTATAGTTATTTCTTATCTTTAATGTAAATCCAGGACATACCTGATCAGAACCTCCATTAGAACTAGTAGCTAAATGTAAGACATCACCAGCACTATGATTTTGACCAGGATCTGTAATATAAAGTGATGTAATTTTTCTAGAACTATTTGTAGTAATTAATGCTCTACCAGATACAGCAGTTGTTGTATTGGTTTGGTTGACTAGATAAAGTTCAGTAGCAGTTGTTGTGTTAGTAAAAGTTGCTTGACAAGTATTATTTTCACCATCAATTGCATAGTTTGCTGGTTGTGAGTAAACCGTATTATCATCAGACTGTTCTACAACAAGTTTTGCAAAATTGTTTTGAGTAGACTTCGCATATCTTGAAGTTACAGTAGAAACATAATTATATCTCTTAGCATCTAGATAATCAGTGTTAAAGTTGAGAACAGTTCCTGTTGATTCGGTTAATGGATCAAAAGCATTATTTCTATCAAATGTTACCTGAATAAAGATATACTTACCAGTAGAACTTTCAGTAATATCACCATTTGTAGCAATATTAAACTTTCTAGATAATTGAGAAGTAGACTTAACAAGAGCGTAAGTACTTTCAACAAAAGTTGTAGTGTCATTACCAGATTTTTCTGCTTTAACTATACCAGTTGCATTCTTACCGAAGAAGATGTTTGATGGGATATCTTGACCAGCAACATTATCAACAACAAAGAAACCTAATGTTCTAGTTGGAAGTGAAATATTTTCTCCTCCACCAACTACATACGTTACCGCAGCACTAGTATCTCTCCATCTCAACATAACACCAGATGCATAACCATTAGCAGTTGGGATATAACCACTAACTAATTCTGGATTTACTGGGTTACCACTAGGTGCATCGTAAAGAATACCGTAAGGTGTTTGATATCTTTCAAACAACGCAACTCTATCTAGTAAAACACCAGGTGCAATAGAAGCTTGATTAGTTCCATCATCATTTACCCATGGAATTACACTACCAGTTGATTTATTGAATCTTCTAATAGCTTGTCTAGTATTCAATGGGAATGTTCTAGCATCACCATCAGATAACCTACCATAAGGATCTTTACCAGGTTCTAAGTATACATTAGATACTGGATCAAACTCAGTTAACTGTCTAAACTCTTCATCCAAGTTAGATGTTCTGATTTCCTTCGCTGGACTACCACCACCAATCGCTCTAAATGAGTTTTGATCTTCCATCTGGAACATCTCAATGGAGTGTCCTGCAACAAATGATCCGTTAGAACTCGATTTTGCTCTCGCATCACCTACAGTACCAATTCCCATCCAGTCAAGAGATAGATTACCTCTAAATCTTGTTCCGCTAAGTGTTAGTTGAGCACCTCTACACTTAATCAATCCACCACGATATCCACCACCAAATGTATTCGCTGAACTATCAGCAGGAGATTGAGCACCAATGGTAACACCAGTTAGATTTAGTGCAAAATTAGATCCAGGAAGAGAATTAACAGAAATCATCGATGATTGATAATTACCATTAATTGGCATACCAGCAAGAGGGAATCTTCTCCTTAGAGTTCTATATGACTTAGGCCAAGTATTATAGATTTTCTTTCCTCTAGCAGTTTCAATAATTGGATCGTCAGTATATGTACCATCGTAAAGTACAGATTCCAAATATGGAGAACCTAATTCAGTAACATCTTGATTCTGACCTGTAGGATCGACATTGAGTTTTGCTGCAGCAAGTAGATTAGCTTTAGCAACAGCGGTAAAGTCACTGGAACTGATAGAACCAATAGTAGAAGAAGTAGAAACAGTTCTACCAGATTGAGAAAGAACATGTCCTTTACCATCAATAACATCAATTGTAAGATCACCACTAATTACAGTTGGACTACTAGAATTGGTACTATAGCATCTAATCTGAGTAATTTCACCCATCTTATAAGTACCATGATTTGGATCGGTATTGATATTGGCATAGAATCTCCAAGTACCAACAGACATACCCGATACAATAACTCTTAATCTGCTATTGTAGTTTCTTGTGCTAGTCAGATTTAGTGCGTTAGCAATTGTAGTTTCAAGGTAAGTTCTAGCAGTTGAATAATCAGTACTAGTAGATGCAATAGTTACGGTTGTTTGTGTAAATCCTTTACCAAATCCACCACCGTTTCTAATTGATTGTTGATCAAAGTTTGCAAAGTCAACCAAGATATCTCTATGAATACCAGCATTTTCTAAATATGAACCAGTAATCGCTGCATCTTGTGGGTCTGGGACACCCTCGGTATTAGATAGAGTGGCAAATCCGCGAGGATTAACATCAATAAACAGGAATCTGTCATTTTCAATACCATTAACTCTCTGATAAGATGCTTTAACTCTGTTAAATGCAAGAGCAGCATCCTCTAAAGAACCATATTCAGTCGTATCAGTTGCTTCTGGGAAGTCATATTCATGTTTTAATTGAATTAATTGTGTTGGATGATTTCCAAAGGATCCAGAAGCAAATGGATATGGAGCAATTGTAGTATCATAATCTTTATTTGGATTTCTATCAACAACCAAAACCAATTGATCTGGTTCAGAACTCCTCAAAACACCATATATTTCTGGAGTGTCAAATTTAGTGACTTCATCACCAAATACATCAAATTTAGTGATTGATACAATACTATCAATTCCAATAACAACACCAGTCGGTATATCATCCGAGACTGTGATTGTCTTACTAGAAGTATTGATTCCAGAAACTCTAAAGTTATTGAGTTGATCAGTACCATTTATATCTCTCCAAGCAATTCTATCACCTACTTCAATATCTCTAACACTGTCAACTACAATATCTCTTACATTAGTTGCTCCAGTTACAGATAGTGTAACTTTCTTAAGAATAGGACCTTGATATCCACCTTCATGCACAAATCCTTTTGGAAGGAAATTTCTTCTGGTTTCTAGAGCCCAATTGTACATTAATGTAGTGTATTCCGCACCATCTTCATTCAAGAAGACAATTTTTCTTAAAGTATTTGGATTTGAAGCCCAATTACCAGTGTCTAAATCTTCAGTGTCATTAGTATAACTATCGGAGTTTGCATTTGTCTGATCAGTACCACTTGCAGCTCTATATACAGAAACTAATACCTGAATAGATTCTGTAGAATTTGAATCAAAATCCAAACTTACAGAAGGATTAATCTTTCTTACACTAAGAACTTTTGTTGAAACTGTTAAGTTGGAAACTGTAGCTTCATCTGATAATACTACCACTGGATCTTGAGGATTAGTCAAGTAATACATTGTTGTACCAGGTATGATGTATTTTCTCATCCTGTCAAATTTTGATCTTAAAGTAGCATTAGCAGCATAATCAGATGCTTTAATCTCAATCGAGAAATATCTAGAGTTAGTAAAGTCTGCTTGATTCAATTCGTAATGATCTGAAGCGGAAGGATCATTTTGAATCATATCACCACTCTTAATAACTGGATATGCTATAGCACCAAAATTTGATACACTACCACCAGATTGTTTCATCATTAAATCAATTCCACCATCAACACCAGATGTTGATAATGTATTTCCGTTATGAGCATTCAAAGTTGCTGCGGAAGAGGTGTTTGCTGTGTTAGATTCTTTCTTGATAGCACCCTTCGTAAAGTATGCGTTTCTTACGACTCTTCTAGCGTTTTGGGTATCTCTATCGTCACTAAAGACACTATCTGGAATTTCATTCTTCGTAATAGATTCATTAATACCTAACAAGTGAACATTTGAAAGGTTAAAAGAACCATCAGCAGTTAGTCCACCACTAATTTGACTGTAAATTGCATCATTACCAACACCATATTGTTTAGTGAAACCTAATGTACGATAGAGATATACACTATCTCCTCTCTTTACAGTATCTTCTAGGTATCCACCCATTCTGCCTTGAGATGTTCTAGTCTGTTCCTTACCAGCAAAGATACTAGATTTTGTAACACCAGTACCATTAATTTTAACGGAACATGGGAATACAGAACCATCCATCTTATAGTAACCAGGTTTCATTAATAGTTCTAATTCATCTTTAGAACCAAAACCAGATTGTTCTGCCCACTGTTTGCACTGACTGAATTCGAATAGTGGTGAGAATCTCTTAACTTCATTTCTCTCTTGGATATTAACACCAAGAGCTTTTGAACTATATGGGTTTGGAAGGTTTCTATCAAAATAATCCTGATCCAAACTAATAGCAATAGGAAGTTTCTTTTCTGGAACTCTATAAAGAATAGCATCTTCAATATTAACTTCCTCAACAACTCCCTTAGTAGGATCAAGAGGTGGAATGAATGGAGATTCTGATGTCCATCTGTCGGAGTCAAATACCAAACTATCACAACCAGTAAAGAATACGTTTTTGGAATCTACACCTGGATAGTTATTGTTGTAGTTAGCTGTAAATGTATGCGCTAAACCGGCATTGTTCGATGCTGCACCATAGTTGTCAAATAATCTAAATTCTGCATAATCATTGGCGGAATTACCATCATCACTATAAACAAATTGTATTTTCCTATACTTATAAGATGAAATATAATATGTACCACCCTTCTGATATTCTCTTAGTGAGATAGAACCTCTATCTGGCCATGCATCATATTCTGCTTGAGTAGTGATCGCAAGTCGAATAGTAGCATATGTACTTCTGTTATCTGGATCAATTGTGGAAGAACTTCCACTACCACCAGTTGCTGCATTGAAGTCAGCATGTAATTTTGATTTCAAGAACTTAACATCACTTTCCGATGCATCGATACCAGCCGCACCAGAAGCTGTAAGTGGTGGATAGTTTTTAATCAGTGTATTGTGAGTTCCACCAATGTAACTCTTGAGGTAATCAATAATTCCAACGCCGTTTTGTACTTTTGAAAGAACGACTTCATTTGTAGTATAATCAACAGACTCATAAGAAAGTGGAATTGTTACCTTCGGATTTAGATAAAACTTATCATCATTGGTATCTTTGTAATAATCTTCAATACCAATACCAGTTAATGACATAGAGACATCAACTTTACCAAATGATGCAATACCAGCGGTTTCAACAACTTTTAATTTAATTAGATCCGTGTTGGATGTTGATGCATTAACACCATTAACAGTTGTAGCATCATAAGTCAGTGCAGTTGCTGAGGGAATTGATTGTAAACCAGTTCCAGGTGATGTAGATACATAACCCTGTGTAGCGGATTGTAGATATGGTTGGATGTATACTCTGTTGTTATCTAATGTAACAGCTGCTGCAGAGATTAGTTGTCTCTTAACTCTCCATGCGTCAAGATACTTAGGAGATACATACAACTTATCATTAGTATCGGTGGAGATGAAACCAGTTTTCTCTGGTTTTGCACCCTTAACGAAACCATATGCACTAGTATTACCTTCTGGGAAGAATGCAGCGTTATTAATTTCAGATCTATTAATGAAGAATCTATCAGTAATTAGATTAGTAATATTTGCAGTATCATTAACAGTTAGTTTCTGAATATTGAAGAAGTTAGTTAAATCCTTCAGTGCATTTTGTTGTGCAGTTGCTCTACCACTAGTGGTAATATTAATAACTGCGTTAGAAATTCTATTCTCAATATTTTCAATATCAACAAAGTTCGATTCAGATGATTTACGGACTTTAGGTACGTTTAGAGTAACTGTGCTTGTACCACCTGCTTGAATGACCTGGTTACCGATATAGAAATCACCAGCGGAGTTAGTACCAGAAGATGCAACGAAACCACCAGCGTTTTCATAACCCTGTGCAATAAACTGTTCATATAGTTTGAGAACTCTTGTCTGGAGGTTGGGGAAACCAGTTGAATAGTTACCAGAACCAAGACCAATATATTCCCAAGTATGCGAAGATGCACGTAGAATTGATGGTCTGTAGAGAGGAACTATTGGAGCAAATGTAAGTCCATCTGGATTAGCAAGAGTGCTGTTTTGTAGAACAGGAGCAGTGATGGCGCGAGTTGTTGAGTTAACACCATCTGCACTTAAAGAACAAACAATAATTCTTCTGTCAAGAGCTTCACCCTGAACACCAAAGTTATTAAACTTAGTAACAGCTTCAGCGTTTTCTGGTAGCGTACCAGTAGGAACAGTTTCAGAGAAACCAAATCTACGGGTAGCGGAATATAGATCACTGGAAGTAGAAGTATAACCAAGAGCACTCTGAGAAGATCTACCGTCCCAAGAAGCTACAGGAGCAACGAAAACTCTATCGGTTGATGCACTAGTAGCGGAACCAGTATCTATGACATATCTGAGGTCAAGAGCTTGTACAAGTCTATGTACAGTTTCTGCTGTTACCGACTGCAGTGCAGGGATATCTTTGAATGGGGAATTTGATGCACTAGCATGGAATCTCTTGAAGTTTGGAACGGAAATGTCCTTAATTCTTCTACCATCTTGGATTGCCTCAGTCATAACTCTAGAGTCAGACTGTGGTGGATTCCAGATAGTTCTTGTGTTGTAAGTAGGAGCTTCTTGGTTTACTGATGGATATAAGTAGTTAACATTTGTGATTAACTTGGTATCTTTGTCAAACAAGTTGACGGACTCAATATTCTCGCAAGCAAAAGCTCTATTTGCAGAAATACCAATAGATCTTCTCTCAATTTTACCAACAACGTTAGTATTAGTAACTACACTATCAAATATATCAACAAATTTGTTAACGTCTGCTCTGACAATAGTTAGATAGTAAATACCATCTGAACCAGCATTAGTTGATGTCGCACCATCCCATGCTTGAACTTCCTGGACATCCCAGATCATAAATCTGTAGTCACTATATGGAACGTTATCTTCACCATTATCTGCTCTAGTTCCTTTAATAATAAATCTCTTTTCTGGTGGTTTTGGATTTACACCTGAAGGTAAATTCTTAGGAATTGTGTACTCAACTCTCCAAAGTAAATCTTCTGGTGAAGAATCTCTATCATCAAAATACTTGGTAGTAAGTAGGTTTGATGGGAAACCTTGTCTATATCTTAGAGTATCTTTTGTACCAGAAACAAGTTGTGTAGTAGTAGCACCAGTATTTGAGTCAAATACTGTTTCAAATGTGAAAGTTTGTTCTGAGTCGGAAGCAAAGATGAATCCGTCTAAGAAATTGTTTGTAGCAGTGTCGTTTTGTAGTTTAATGTAGACTGAAGATGAGTTAGGATCCCAAAAATATCCAATTCTTTCGTTATTATTATCTTCATCTGCAAAATTATCTGCAACATTATCGTAAGAGGTATTTAGAGAGATATTGAAAGTAGTACCACCACCTTCTCCAGTTGTTCCAGTGGAAGTTTCTAAAATTAGTTTTAACTTTCTATATGCACTAGGAGTAACGCCATCATCGGCATAAAAATCTCTAAACAAAGCAAATTCGCCTTGAGATCCATAAGTTAAGAATCTTTTGGTTACAGTTTGATATTCTCCATTTACTTTTGGTAGACTATAATCAATGCTAGTTACAACCAATTCTGGAATATCAGCTTCTGAAGTTGCACCAGTTTGTAGATATAGTTTAAATCCACCAGTTCCTTTAAAGTTTGCAAGTTTACCTTTTAACTCATCAGTAAAGTCATCACCAGAGTCAGCAGCAAGTCCTTCCTGACCCCAGGTGTTTACTGCATCAATGCTGTAGAAACTATTATCAACCGATGAATCACTAATACCTCTAGGTGGAATAAGTGCAGTAATTCTTCCTTGAGCAGATGGTTTGAATGATCTGAACTGAGATCCTTTCGCTCTTAGTGATAACTGACCGAAGTTGGAGTTGGAGTTGGTGATAGACATGTCACCACCAGACTCAGCGAGGAATTGATCAGCATAACCAACGGCGAAAACAGAAACTACCTGAATAAATCCACCGTTTGATGCCTTGATATGGAAGTGTCTACAATCAGTTTTATATTGTCCATCTGGATCAGCAAAAATTGGAGGTTTTCCTGCAGTAGATGGATCATCATCATTATAAGTCGTAGTTGCATTTGGAGCTGCTGTTACGTTAGTATCACCCTCCTTATCCTTAGGTTGAACAAATACATTCCTATCTTTCTGTAGCGAAATACCCGTGAACTGGGCAACAACCATCGACTTGAAACTGTTTTCAGCAACTTTACTACCATCGGTATGCATACCGCACATACCAAAGACAGAACGTAGTGAACAGTTAAAGATATAAGGAGAACAGGAGTTTACAGTATCAATAGTATAATTCTTACTTCTATCACCAACGATCTGGAATTCTTCTGTTCTTACGTCAAGTAGGTCAGTTTGAGCAGGAGGAATTCTTCCTTGCCATGCGTCAATTTTTCCATAATATTGGTCCAATTCACCATCAGTGTTTCTTTGGTCAGCATACGTAAATGCGACTACTCTATGGTGAGAATAAGTTGAATTAGATGCTTTTACGTGGGTTGGGATACCATTTGTAAAGGAAGTGCTTTGATAAGGTGTACCAAGAGCATCCTTAAATGTCATCTGCCAGAAATAACAACCACCAGTTACCTTGAAGATAGCAGTTTGTTCATATACACCCTGAACCTTTCTGAGAGGAATTGTGATTGTTCCAGCACCAGAACCGATTGCGGTATATGTTGTATTAATAGCGGTATAGGTATTTGGATTAGCAATAATAGCATCAGCAATTGCACCTAGGACTGCAACAGCATTAACCACATCAGTACAATCTCCAGCACCGTCATATCCGTTACCTGCAGCAAATGATGGCTGAGAAATAGATCCACCACTGATATGATTATAATAAGTTGCATTATCACTTTCACTCTTGACAATGTGTCTCGCAGCATTGACTGCTACTGCAAAAGCAAGTCTAGTAGCAGCAATTTCATCGGTTATGTTAGAATCGTTAGCCTTAACAAATTCTTGTCTATATCCATTTCCATCAACATATGATTCAGCGTTAACAAATGTATTTTCATTACCACCTTCACGTAAATCCTTAATTAAAGCATCAACGAAATAACCAATGTCACGAATACACGCAGCTTCTTGAGAAGAAGTTAAACTATTCCATCCACTTTGAGCTTGGGTGTTACTACCAGCACCTTGACCAACTGTATTATAACCACCATCCATAGCAAGTCTAGCTTGCTCAACAATATATCCACGACTTCTCTCAAGCATTATAGCACCATCAAGTGCTATCTGACGAAGTGCATAACTGTCACTAGTTATGCTACCATCAACCGAGAAAGGTGCAGGAACATATTTTGGTCTAACGACTGTCTTTCTTAAGTCATAACCTACAATAGAGGTTCCTCTTGGTACGATAACACCACCATTTCTTGAGTTAAATCTCCAAATACCACCATCCGCAAGATCGGTGATTTGTCTAGCACCCTGACCATCGTCTGGATCCTCTACAGCAGCAGTGGTCAAAACGTTTGTGTTAAACAGATCAAGTCCAGGTCTGTTATCAACTTCATATTGACCAGGAAGCACCATAATAGTGAATGCTTCAAATTTATCATTATTGAGAGTTGCTGTACCAGTGCCTGCACCAACGCCAGTTGCAATGAACGATACACCTACAGTATTACTAGAAGCACCAATTGCGGTAAAATCTGTTGCTGCGCCACCACCTGTGGATAAAGTTGTAACGGTATAAGTTTTTCCATCTATAAATGATCCAGCTGCCGTTGGTGTGGGATCTGGTTTATAACTTCTTTTAGCAGCTTCAAGAAGTGCTCTCTCAATGGTTTTAAATGGTTTATTTAAATTACCACCGTCATTTGACGTTGCATCAGTAGCATTCTTGTCTGACTGGTTTACATATAAAGTAATATTTGCTGCGTTATCAAAATCTGGGTTAGTACCACCAAGAATAGTACCATTACCAGTTTCGATAGAACCATCTGCCTTAAAAGTTACCCTACGGACACCCGCAGTGGAAATTGACAGTTCATCTTCAGCATTTTGATAGATACCAGTATTTGGATCATTCTCAAAAGCAATTGCTGGGGTTGTAGGGGTATTAGCACTATCAAACTTAATCTGTACGCCTTCTGCTATACCACCTGAAGTAACTCTCGTTAGAGCCATATTTTACTCCGAATATTTGGACTTTACCTGGTTTTATTTATAGAGTTTTTTGCTTAAAAAACCCCTGTATTTATCAGGGTTTTCGGAGTGTATTTTTTACAAAAATACGGAGTAAAAAATAGGACGAGAGGGACTTGAACCCTCACGATCATAATGATCAACAGATTTTAAGTCTGGTGCGTCTACCAATTCCGCCACCGTCCCGAAAAAGGCCTACAATCAATTTTGGCCTGGAATTTTTTTGCCGACTTTTTGGTAAACAAAGCCGGAATTTCACTGAGGTTTTGAACCTTTACCTATGTATTATACCTGATGCTCCGTGCGATGTCAATAGGTATACTCTATCATATCTTCGGTCAAAGATTCGTTAATAAAGTTGCACATCCTTGTAAATTCATTAGCAGTATTGTTCTCTACGTCTACTGTTTCTCCATCATGACCAATCAAAGTGACAACTCTTGTTAACATATTAACCTTTACTGAATGTAAAGTCGATTCAGGTCTTACGTCCATGAGATTTCTCCTGTGTTGATACCAGTATAATATAAAACCAGTCAGATGTCAATTGATGCTGATGATCGGAGCGGTTAGAACGAGTGGCGCCGCACCAGTCTCTGCAAATAGTCCGTCCGCTTGATCCAATAATAGTCCTGTCGTATTTTTATAGGTGAGTCCAGCGATACTATCAAGTTCCGCTCCTAACTTAGTAAAAGCAGTAATACCCATCGTTGCTTCTTGGTCAATAGATAGTTTATTTTCATTCCAGATACCCATACCAACTTGACTGTGGTTTCCACCCCACCATTCGTTCTCAACACCAAGTTGGAAATAATTTGATACACCAATACCAGACTCAAATGCAGTTCCGACTCTGGTTTTGATTGTATTACCTCCAACGACATTTGTATGGTTCAATCCAATAAACTCATTGTAATATAAAGCAGTTATATTATAAGAACCTAGAGCAAAGTGATTCTGTTCAGTTGTCCATGAAGTAGCAATAGGTGTCTGTAATTCATATTGACCAGAACAAGACACACCAATTTTTGATGCAACCAACGCTAATCCATTACTCGCTTCTAATCTAGAGTCATTCTTAAAAAATGTTTTGTGTTCACCAGCATATGTTATTTTACTTTCTCTATTAACTGCAACATTATACATGCCAGCAACTTCTAGATGATAATCCTTACCAACCTTTAAGTGATAATTTCCATCAACCACCATTCTCATGTCACCATGAACAATAAGTTCTTGATCAGTAACAGTTACCTCTGTTTTTCTTTGAGCATTCGTAACTCTTACATCTCCATTGTCATAGATATGAATACCAGATTTACTAGGACCATGTTCAATTACTAATCTAGAGTTGTATGGAGTGTCGTCCATAGCAACCATAGTTCCTGTTTCGGAGAACGTTCCAATAATCTTAGAATATTCTGGGTTCCACCTACCACCAATTCCAGAGAAGGTGGCACCTACAGCTGTTCCACTAGGTCCACATGTCAATATGTTTGCTACTGGACAGGTAGAAAATGTGATTCCAAATGGATCTCTCGTATCTCTATTACAACCAATACCTAATAGTCCGAATGCAAAGTCTAAGATACTGGTTATGTTTAGTTGACTTAGGTCAGTGATACTTGCCAAGTCTCCAATAGACGAGAAAGTTTCTATGATTTCATTTACAGTATCGAAGATAGTATTTGCTACATCAACTAAACTAAAAATAGATTCAAAAATTGCATCAAAGATACACTCTACAGCATCAACAACTTCAAGGATGTCATCTATAATTCCTCTTATGTAATCCTCAATACCAGCAAGAATAGCATCTACAAGAGAGGTGTCAATAATACATGCAATCTCTCTCATGATGAACATGATTGCATCGGTAAGTGTTTTACCGAACATTGGGAAAGGTGCTACTGCACTTAAACCTATAAGATTAAGTACCTTCGTAACTTCCTTCATCATAAAGGATTTGATTTGATTAACCACCCACCAAATCGCATTACGAATTTGATCTATTCCAGAATCAACTATTGATTTTATGTCAACTAGATTACTGGTAAATTGACCAAACAAATCACCTTCCTCTGGTGTCTCTCCTCCGATGTACTCACTCTTCATTAAGAGTTGAACTTTAGTATTAGCTTCAAAGGAAGATGGAGTTGAATCTCCATGTCCTCTTTTCAATAGAGTAAATTTTGTCTCTTCCTTATTATTATAACCAATTAATTCATCACCTATTTTTAATATTCCTTTAGGTGGAAATTTTGATGTAGATTCTACAGAAATAGTTTGTTCTTCTGAATCAACTTCATCTGTCAGTTCTGTTTCAGCATCTTTCTTAATTCTATATGCTTGTTTTACACCATTAACCATTGTTTCTATGATGTATTTAATAGATGCTTCTGTTGTCTTATCACCACCACTTTTTCCATCTGCTACTGGATTATCTTTTATTTGACCAGATGGATTGGATGTAGAGTATGGTGCAACTTGAGCTGCAACAGATTCAGATGCTTTTTCCTTTGCTAATGATTCTGCTGGTTGTCCAGAGTCTGTTGCAGTAGCTCCCGTGACAGCATTATCATATCCTCGGGGATAATCAAGTGCTTTCTGACTGTTCTTATCTATTACTGGAGTTATCTTACTGAGTAAAGTTCCAATAACAACAGGTTGTTGACAGTCAGGATAGTCTAAGAAGAAACCAACAACAAAACTACCAGGTTTTAATTGACCAGAACCAGATCCAACACCATTTGCTCCAGCAGAATCTGTTGGAGCAACAACCATAGCCCAGGGTAAATTGGATGGTTTTTCCCCTGGTTTATGATAACCTAATATGTTTACTTTTACTCTACCTAATCGGGCGTCACGGTCATCAGCATTTTTTACTGTGCCCAACCACCAAGTAAAATCATCGTTACCGATAAAACTGGTTGTAGGTAGTGTTGGATTTATTGTTGACATCAGTCCTCGTAGATTCTACATTCGTCTGCTTCTGGATTCTCATCACAATACATTTCAAATGCTGTTGGATCATGATGATCTTCTGGGTGTTCCTTATGATATCTTTCCAAATGTTCTAGTTCGTCTGCTGTATGACGACGCATTTGTGGTGAAAGAGTTGGGTCTTGAAGAAGTTCTTTGTCCTTCTCGATGTGATCCTCGATTGATTTTTCCATTTTAGTTAGTACCGTCTAGATTTACTTGAGCACCAGTTTGATCTATATCTGGTAGTGATTTTCCTCCGTAGGAGTCTCGCGATAATGTAATGTATGTTCTTAGTTCACTCCTATTTAGAATGGTATGTTTAACAGCACTTACCATATATCTACCACTAATTCTCTTGTCCTGTTCAACCCCACCGTTCTCAGATTTTTTAGGAGATGGAATTGATACGTTAATAATGTTACCAGCTCTATTACTTAGATCACCAGGTACTTCTATATCTAATTGCGAATATTCTAAGAAGTAATATCTATAGAAAGCTTTCTCAAAGTTTTTATTCATTTCATCTATGTTATCTTTTTCTCTAGATGATTGTTCATCATCCCATGCTCCCCAAGTGCTTATGGTAGATGGTCTGTAGATAAATCTACTACCTCTAGATAACATTTGTGCATCCCCACCACTAACAAATGGTTTTGTTTTCTCTAAGTGAGAACTTTGATCCCAAAAATCATCTGCAGTAGTTTTAAACACACGATAGGTTGCCCTATTTACATCTAGATATAATGCATTATGTGCAAAAGCACCTCTCCTTAAGTCATCATAGATGTTGAATACTTTTGGAGAAGCATAATTCATGATTCTATGTTTGTCTGCCTCATCAGTACCAACAGATCTGGTATTACCTTGGAAGAAAGTATAATATACACCCTTTCTAGGATATTCTGTTTGATCTAGTAAGGAATCAATAGACTTAAACTTATATCCATCTATTGTTTCATAAAACAAAAATCCAATTGAATCTTTTTTATATTCTGGTACAGATCTAATTGACAACCATCTAAACAGGTCAAACATTCTCCAGTTAGGAACATACATGTTGAATGGAAATACTGTATCATCAGCATCCAATCCTTTACCAGAAAAATTATTTCTTGTAAGTAAATCTTCTATTAATTCATTTGACTTTACACCATCAACACGTTCACAAACTCTAAAGTTTTCATTTCTAAGTCCTTCAATAGAAATGCAACTCATTACGTAAACTTGGTTTCTCTCTTTCATAGTTCTGCCGTCAATCTTATAGACAGAGAACCTCATCCTATAATATCTATTGTCACTAGAAATATATAATTCAACTCTTTCTTGTCCAACAATTGGTAGAGATGAAATTATATTCTCACCAATATCTTGTATGGCTAATTCTGCTTGAAGGGCTGATGAAAATATACTTTCGTATATATTAATCTCCAATACCAGAGGTTTAATATCTATTTTTTGAGACCCGTCGTGACTGAAAAGATTTACTTCCAGTAAGGAAAAATCTCCAGGAAATTGATTCGCCATTATATCTTATTAAAAACAGAATTGTCTGATATACTTGTGCTATTTAGAGACAGTGCAGTAACATTTGTATTCATAGTTGCATTGTTCATACTGTTAACAATGATTGGTACAGTTGCAGACCTTCTTCTAAATTTTCTATTTGACATATATGACGTGCTCATTGCGGGCATTGGAGATGCAACTACTTTACTTGGTTTGAATACTGCTTTTGGTTTCTCTGCCTTTCTTATAACTGGTGGCGGAGTTGACATCGGACCCATGTTTTTGTTATAAACATTTTCCAATTCTTTATACTTTTTCACTGGTTGATCATAAGCACTATCACCGACAGCGTTTGGTAAGGATGCCCAAACTCCAGAAATCTTTGCAATCTGCGCCTTACTAATAGGAGCTTCAATTTCAGACTGAGACATTCTAGCTTGTTTCTTCATATAATAATCAACTGCTATTCTATCCTGTATTTCAGGAGTAAACTTTGTAGTAGCAGGATCTAATCCTATTGCTGCAGCTGCTTTTTCTGGTTCCATCATCTGATAAGCACCAACTGCTGCGGATGTATATTTACCATATGTTGCCTCACCAGTTCTAAGTCTTCTTTTCTGTTCCGCAACAACTTCATTGATTGTCATGGATGTTAAATCCATATCAGTTCTACCACCAAACCAAGTATTGTATCCATTTGGACCAGCTGTACCTTCTGCATATCTAATGGTGTTCAATAGGGCTTTAACACTACCAGTCTTTGAACCTGATGCATTACCAGATCTCACACTCTCTTGTAATGCAGCATTCTCAGCACTATCTTCACGGAATGATGCCATCCCACTTCCACGTTCTGTCTGTGCCACTAGTTCTTCTCTAGTTGGTGGTGTATACCCAGTTGCTGGTTGTCCACCAAAGAACACATCATAAATCTTTCCACCAGCCCAGTCACCAGTAAATCCTCCAAGGACTGCACCAACAGGACCCAGTATAAGACCTAAAGCACCAAGCAATGTAGCACCAATCGCTTTAAATGCAGCTCTTCCAGGATTTTCTTTGAACACAAATACATTCAATGCGAAATCTAAAAGACCACCTAAGACTGGTATCCTAGAAATAAATTTGGTCATAGATCTACCAAAAACACCTAATAATTTTAAGGCACTCTTACCACCAATCTTCAATATAAATCTTCTAATTGGTTTAAATATCTTTCCTTTAAATATAGAATTAAAACCTTTTGATATGAATTTTTTTACAAAATTTTGTATAAACTTGAATGGTTTTGATAATAGTTTATTAGCAAATTTACCAAACCCCTTTACAAATTTAATTGCTCGTCTCAAATCCTTTATTATTTTAAAAGGATTTGTCAACCATCTCAACCCAAGTAGTACACCAAATATTTTTAGGAATCCACCAAGTCTTTCTGTGATGCTATTACCAGGTGTAACAAGTTCAGATATTCCTGTGAGAGCAGTATCTATTCCAAACGTAACAACTTTATCAATCCATTTAAAAATTTCTCCAGCAACTTTAACTATACTTTTTATCGTCTCTTTATTTTCTGGTTTAGATATCCAATCCAAGACAGCAAACTGTAATATATCACCAAACATTCCAAATATATCACCAAATACTTTTGTAGTCGCACTCCTTATCTTCCTACCGATACCCAATACATCTGTTCCACCAATCTTACTCTTCTTTTTCTTTGGTCCCTTCTTTGGTGTTAGTTTCTTTCCAAGTTCAGTTACTCTACTCTTTATATTTTTTTGTTTTTCTTTTAAGTTTAAAATTTTCTTAAAAGATTCTAATAATTCTTTAAGTGAATCCTTGAACTGAGAATTTTTATCCTCAGAACTTTCTGTTGGTCCTAAGTCCTCTACATTAACTTTTTGAACTGGTTCTTCTTGTGGGTTTATGACATCAGATTTTATTATTGATGATCCTGCTGTTGCTACATCTTGTATGTTAAATTTAACTATTCCACCGCCACCAGTTCCTCCAGGTAAGTCTCTAGTGTCTGATGTTTTTTTAGCTGTAGATACACCAGAACGAAAAGCACTTGGGTCAATCTTACTTTTCATTCTCTGTTTTTTGAACAGAGCTTTTCTCTCAGCGGGAGAAAGATATTCTCCTGTTTCTGGATTTATACCGTGAGCAGTTACGTTTAAATCAGACATTTATCAGACCCCTTTATATGTTGCATGGAGACCAGATTTTGGTAACGTTGAACCAAGTAAAGTAGAAGAAACTGTTTCTTCTATTAATGATTGTGATGTATTACTGTTGTTAGTTACAATAGGTGTCTGTAATGCACTTAAACCAGAATCTTCTAACATCTGATTCTCTCTTTGTATTTGAGTTAAAGTTTTACCAGAAGATGGTTGTATTTGATTAGCAACAATTGGAGATGCTGATGGAGATGGTTCTGGTTTCGGTATACCTGTAGTACCACCACCCAACATTAATAGTTTAGCAAATGGAGTGGGGTCACCACTACCACCATATGCAGCACCACCCTTAACTCTATCCATTTCAAAATGGAGGTGAGGACCAGTCGAAGAACCAGCTCCAGGATCACCAGCAGCACCTCCAGTCTTACCAATGACTTCACCAGCTTTAAACGAACCACTATTTTTCACAATAGATGCTAGATGAGCCATTCTAAGTTGGACACCAGTTTTTGGTAACCAAGCATCAATTAAATTGCCATAACCACCATATCTTCCAGCAGCAACAATTTCACCGTCTTCAGCAAGAGCAATATTTGTTCCGACTGGTGTTCCTATATCCAATCCACCGTGATCTTTGGTTCTAAAACCTTCCCTCGAACCATATGCTGAAGTAATTTCATATCCAGAAACTGCTGATAAATTTGTTTCTCCCTTAGGTATAACAGTTGAGACAGTTGGTTGTGCTGGAGCAGAGTCTAATGTTCCTGCAGATGCAGGTTGAGTTCCAGTGACAGCATTGAATGCTGACCCAAGGAAATCCATAGTATCAGAAGCACGATCACCAATGAATTGTCCTGTTGCTTGTGCTCCACCCACAAAAGCATCTTTTGCAGTAGTAAGAGCACCACCAATTACTTCCAAAGGTTTCTTAAATAAATCACCTATACTACCACCCAATCCAGAAAGTGCTGCACCAAAATCTATACCTTCTAGTGGATTTTTAAATACTGAATCTGCAAGTTCACCAATATTTTTAATTGCACCACCAGTAATTGCTTCCAGTAATGAATCTATAATTCCAGGTACAACTTCAATAATGGTCTTAGGAATATCTAATAAATTTTCAAAAAATTCATCAGGATTTCTGAGGAAGTTTAATGTTACTAAATCTAGGAATACATCAAGGAACTCTTTAAATATTTTGAATCCACCAACAGCAATTTTACTTACTACAGGCCACCAAGGGTCAATAACTTTTTCTTTAAAGATACCAAAGTATTCTGGTATCTTTTGTACAAATCTAACTATACCCAATATCTTTTCTCTGTTTTCTGGTTTAGATATCCAATCCAGAATTTTATATTTTATAAACTCACCCAACATACCTGTTAAGAAATCCCAAATTCCACCTACAGTTTTCTTAGCGGCATTAACAATAGGATTTGCTTTTTTTCTTTTTGGTTTTTTCTTTTTTGATTCTTGTTTATCTTGTTCTTCTTCTCTCTTCGAAGCTTCTAATGCCTTTCTCTCATCATCTATTTGATCTTTTCTCTGTTTTAATTCTTCTTCACTAGATCCGAGATCACGAACCTCTACTTCTAGGATTTGATCAGCAGTTTGTTTTACAGATCTTAAAACTTCAATTGCTGATTCATTACCAGATAAATTTGACTTTACTATTGCAGTTGATTTCTGAGACTTTGGTGCTATAGATGTTGACAGAGCTCCACCACCACCATCTGATCCACCCCCAGAAGATTTTACAGGAACAATAGCACCAGATGGTTGTGCCATTGACATAGACTGTTTTGGTTTAACTAAAGCTCCACCTTTACCTTTCGGTTTGATTGCTCTAGCAACTCCAGATTTTACAGCACCACGAGCTCCGGCGCCGGCGGCGCCTTTTAAAAATCCTCCTAACACTGCGGGTAATGGCATATTAACTCTGTTGTTGACTCTTTTGTCTTTCGTTTTCTTCTTTGATGTATTCAACCAACATGGTTACATAGATTTCTCTTTCCCATGGAATCATATCTTCTAGTTCTGTCAAACTATATTTGTGATGTTGCATCATGCTGAAGTTTACCCTGTAGTAATTCTCAAGACTTTCATGAGACAGGGCTACGAGAAAAAACTTGATAGACCCTCAATCACTACATCACTTTTAACTTTTGTGTTTGGGTTTGTTACGGTGATTGTGTGTGACAACTTAGGCATTGTTTCAAAGAACTTTTGAACCATTAAGAATTGTTTGGTGTCCATACCCTCAAGGAATTCCATGAGTTCTTTCTTTGAAAAGTTAGATGATTCATAAACATCTTCACCTTCTACAATTTGATCAATACATAAAGAAGCGATTTCAAACACATCATCAACTTCAGAAGATTGTCCACTACCCATATTGTTTTTAATAAACAAATCAACACTAGGGTATTTCATTACAACCGAAATATTATCATTGAGTTTTAAAATATTGGTATGTTCTTTTGACTTTTGAACTTTGATATCATCCAAGTCAATAGAAACATCAACGGTTGATTCACCATCATCTGGACAAGTGACGGTAAGTTCCACTTGCTCACCAATAGATTTACCACGAATATTTAAGAAGATATATTCAATGTCAAATAAAGAAAGATTATCAACTTTAAACCTAGAAGTTTGAATACAATTTTGGAGAATAGTTTTTACAGCATCCGCCATTTGTTTTTCATCTTCCGTCTCCATTGCAAGAAGAAGAATTTTTTCTTCTCGAACAAGGAAAGGTCTATATTTAATTTTCTTTCCTGTCGATGGCACTTCCAACTCATATGTTGGTGCTGTAAGTTTTGGTAAAGGCATAACGATTCCTATAATATAGAATTACTATCTGAATTATTTATGTCACAATCCGAAGAACTGAGCTAAATCCAAAACATTAATACCACCGTTAATAGGATCTTCAATTGAACCGTTGATCTTACCATCATTCAATACACTAGTAGTCATAGTCTCGTACTCAAACTGAACCGAGAGTTTATTTAATTCAGTCGAACTATTATTTAAAGTTACCGACGAAACATTTGATGGAAATGCTTTGAACAACCTCATTGCATAAGTAGGAATTGCCTTATAGAATTGTGTCCCACCTTCTCTCCTGCTATCTGGTATTATATCTTTAATACTATAGTTACCAACATTTTGTCCTGGTCCATTCGCATGACTACTCATAGACTTTTCATACTTGATGATTACAATATCTACAGCATAATCATCTCTATATCTTGTTCTTAGTTTAGGTGTTCTTCTGTAAAATGGTCCGATGACCTGTTCTAATCTAGAGGTGTATCCATATATCCAGTTAGTCCAGACATCAAAGACTCCTTTAATTCTGGAATCGGCATCCATTAAAAATGTAGTATTAAATTCACTAAACACTGCTCCATAACCATACTTAAGTGTAGGAGAATTAGTAACCCTATATTCACCAGTAGAAATTTGAACACCAGGAAGTGATGCTTCTTCTGTATAGAGTCTCATCAACTCTTTGTTTTCTGTCATACTCAACTCAGCATCCTTTGCTAATTCTCTATACAGAGGATGAGATGGTTCTATTTCAAATCTAACTTCGTAGAAATTGTTTGTACTAAATCCATATCTACCAGCAACCGATTTAAACTCGGAGTAGTTGGACATTTGTATTTGATTATCTGCAACTCTCATTGAGATGTTTCTCCCCAAACGGCTGATTTACTGTATTGTTGATACATACCTTTCCTTCTAGTAACAAAACTCTCAATGGGAAGAAAGATGGCAGTCTTATAGTCTTCACTATTTATTTTATATAGTGGTGTTTCTAGTCCTTCAACAACATAATTATGATAACACTGTTTAGGGAATCTAGCTCTACCATTTTCCAAACCAAGAATGACATTCATTCTAGATCTATATCTTAGATAATGTAGATTTGCTCCCATGAATTTTGGACCACCACTAACAACATATACCAAAGGGAACTCATCATAAAATTTTAATTTTCTTGCATAGGTTGCCTTATATTCAAAAAGATATAGATTACCAGGAGATGGTATCATTGTTTCTTCCATTCCAGACAAGTCCGAATATATATCAGACTGTTGAAAATGCATCCGTACAGCATCACGATACCAAGAATATGATCTGGGTTCGTTACCTGCTAATTCTTTTATCTCTTGAAAGATACTCATACTTTGAGTTCGTCTTCTGTGATTATCATGAATCTATAATTTCTATCATCACAAAAATCTTTTGCTGCCTCCCACTTCGCTTGGTTCTTGGCATACTCAGTAACTTCATAGATATATTTTTTAGTCATTTTTTTCTGAGGTTTTGGTTCCTTAGTTTGCTTTTTTGGTTTCACTTCAATTAGATACTTCTGAATGTTTCCATTGATGTCTTTTACTTTCATATAAAAGTCAACAAAATATCTATGAACTCTATTGTCAATTGGCGATCTATAAGGAATAACAATTTCTTCACTACCCCACTCAAGAATGTTTTTGTTAAGATCACAGTACTTCATGAATTTTAACTCCCATGAAGATCGATAAATAATATTTCGATAGTCACCTCTGTACTTTGAAACATTTCGTGGAATGAATTTTCCCTTCAAAGTATTCATATATAGCTATAGGAAATTGCATAAAAGTATTTATGGCGTTAGCCTCTAAAAGTTTTTCCCTGTTTGATACAGGACAAGTAGAATTAGTATGGCCCGCTAACCTTGTGGATAATTTTGATTATCTACAGATAGATATAAGTGACTTTGTGCCCAGAGCAAGGAGTTCTTCCCCAAGTATTACCACATCATCATCAAGTACAGCTGTTCCTTCTAGTGGTGTTAATATTTTTGGTTTAATTTTCGGTGGTAGTATTGCTACTACTAATTCAACTACATTAAAGAAATCAAATACTGTATTATTACCAATACCAGAAGATATTAATTATACAGACAACCCACAATGGACAGACACATCTGTAGGTGTTCTCGGCAAATTTGGACCCCAATTAATACAAGCGTCTGCAGATGCAATGAAGGGAGGAGAACTATCAAGTCTAGTTGACAATATACAAAACGTTGCAGGTGCAGGAAAAATATCAGTTCTTTTAAATATGCTTAAAAAAACTGGAGCGGACCCCAATGCAATTACACAAAACCTAAACGGTAAAATTGCAAATCCATATCTAGAGCAAGTTTTTGGTGGTATCGGTATGAGAGAGTTTACATTCAATTGGAAACTCGTCCCAAGAAGTGAAAGAGAACAAAAGTCAATTCACCATATCATAAAAACAATGAGAAAGTCTGTTCTACCAAACAAAGCAAGTAACTTTGGTAGATTTGGTGATGGACGAGTAGACATAGATGATATCACTGGAACACCAACAGATAACCAAGGTGGTAATGATAGATGGTTGACTGTACCAAAAGTCTTTAACTTATCATGGAAATCTTTAGGAGACGAAATCCAATCTCTACCTAAGATCAAAACATGTGTTTGTAAAAATGTCCAGGTTTCGTATACGCCAGATAACGTATGGGCATCACATCTAATGGATAGTAATCCATATCCAGTTGGTTATAACTTGTCATTAACATTCGGTGAAATGGAAATCATAACTGGCACAGACGTAGAATCAGGTTACTGATATGTTTTTCGACTCAACACCAAACTTTTTATACCCAGACTTTACAACGCCTGGTAGAGTAAAACTCTCTAAAAATATTTTTAGGAGAGTTAGGATTAGAGATAGTTTTAATGCAATTTATGCATCCTCAAGACCATATACAATTATTGGTGGAGAGACTCCAGACTCAATCGCTTACGATAAGTTAGGAGGTTCTGAATGGTATTGGACTATTCTATTACTCAACAACATACATGATACATGTAAACAGTGGCCTATGGCTGACCTAGAACTTGATCAATATATTGACTCAAAGTATGGAGATCAAGCAGACAAACCAAGACACTGGGAAACAATAGAAATAAAAGATAGTGCTGGTAATGTTGTATTACCAAACGGTACAATTGTAGAACAATACACTAACAGTGCCGCACAAAATGCAACTGGTTATGTTCCACAAGTAAAAAATCCAGAAGGTGGAAAGGTACTTAATGTATCCATCGTTTCTGGAACAGGTAGATATGCAAGTTCTAATGGCGTCTCAACTATAACTCAAAGTGGCGGTGGTTCTGGATTGACTTTAGATATAGTATCCAATGGTTCAACCATTACTAGTGCTGCAGTTAGAAATCCAGGACTCAACTACAAAGTTGGTGATGTAGTAAAAGTATATGGTGGTAATGCAACAGTAAGAGTGACTGAGTTATCAACTCCAATATGGACTAATTGGTTTTTCACATATACAAAATCATATGACCCAGTAGTAACTGAAACTGCAACAGCATCAAACAACTTAATTATGATAACCAATAGAGAATATGAATATCAATTAAATGATTTGAAAAAGTCAATCTATTTACCAACTCTTTCAGTACTACCAGTCATGAGATCTGAGCTGGAAGAATTGTTAGAATACGATACCACATATAAAATTACTAGACAAGGTTACAGAGAATCGGAATAAAAAAAGGGGGTCTTAAGACCCCCTTCTCTGTATCAATCATCAAACTCAGCGAGGTTTGCAAAGAAACTCAGAGTTTCATCTTCATCATCAGAACCACTCTTCGGTTGGACGGGTTCTTCACGAACTGGTACAGGTGCAGCAGCGCGTGGAGTAATGTCGGGACTGTTGAATCCACCACCCATAGGAGTATCAAAGACTGCTTCGTCTTCTTGAGTCTCCATATCAACGCGAGGTGATTGTGATTTAGCAGTCAATACTGCTGCAAGACGTTTCTCCAACTCATCAAAAGTTTTGAAGTTAGAAGGATCAGTGAATGCAGTCAGAGAATACTGTTTAGCATAGATTGCTTCCAGTTGTTCATCCTCAAACTTACCAAGAGTTCCTTGAGATGCAAACTCAGAAGAATCATAGTTCCAATAACCTGCAACCTTCTTGATCTTCAGTTTGAAATCTGCACCTTGCCAGAAATCAAACGGATTGATAGGAGTTTCATCTTCAAACTCAGGTTGCATTGCAGCAATAATCTTGTCGTGAATCTTCTTACCATACTTGAACAAGAAGACTCGTCCCTCGTTCTCAGGATGAAGAGGATCACGAACAACGTAGATGTTGCTGTAGTAAGACAGTTTACGTTTTTGTTTGCGAGCGACTTCTTTATCAGCGTCATGACCACTGTTCCACAGTTGACGATTCAAGTCACCAACGGGATCAGACTTGTTAATAGTGGTCAGAGAATTTTCAATATACCAACCTCCAGGTCCTTGGAAGGCATGACTGAAGACCTTTGCCCATGGCAGATCTTCACCTTCAGGTGCGGGAAGGAAACGAATGACAGCATAACCATTACCAGACTTATCAAGTTCTGGTTTCCAGAGACGATCATCAGCACCTCCAGACTTCTCACTGTTGGAAATCTTATCCAATTCTTGAGTCAGTTTATCGAAGGAAGATGCAGAATTTTTTTTGAGTGCAGCAAAAGACATGTGTGTTCTCCGTATTGTGTACGTATTTGGCCTGTGGGGTTTCCCAACCACCTGGCTATAATACCAGGACTTGGGACTGGTGTCAAGGTTCTTCGACGAACTTTTTCATGGATGCAATTTCTTCACGCATTCGCTTGAACACTTGACTAGCATCGGTCTCTCCCTCTTTAGAGACCAATGGTAGAGTCTTGACTAACATTTCTACAAATTGTTTAGCGTCTTGATGTTCAGAATATTTTGCCCTAAAGTAGATCATCTCTTGTAATTCGAGAAGTCTTTCCATGTGTTTAAGGTATTGTTTCCCACCCTCTTGAGTGCGAAACTTTTCACTCTTCATTAGGTCTTGAATGTCTTCGTATATTCTAACCATTTCGGCAGCTTCAGAACGAATTATTTCGTTATCAAAGAATTCCATGTGTTAATCAAGATTCGTTTATATTTAGGTTTGTCTACAGACAGGAAAGGTTCATACTTTACTACAAGTTTTTTGACCTCAGGCCAAACAATAGGTTCAGAAATTTTACTTGTAAAATATGGGACATAGTTAATTAATTTTTGGAGTATAACCATACTCTCTAAACTAACATTCCCTGCTAGATACTCTTTAAGAATGATAGGATGTTGTCCATTGGTTACTTTGAATAAAGAATCAAAGTCTTGTTGTATATCTGACAATGCATCCATTTCATTAGTGAAAACAAAAGACATACTCTGTTGTTTGTTTTTCCATTCAGAGTATGTCTTTGATTTGTTTACTGAAATATTACCAATCCAACAGTTGCCATCTATAATAAAATGACTAACTAGAAAATTTACTATTTCAGTTTTGTCGTATTTAGTTCCAAGTTTTTTAAAAAAATACTTATCCTTTCTCTTCTCAAAAGACTGCACACTAGCACGTGACTTTCCATTAAATGTAAAGAAGTTGTAGTTGTCTTTTGAGAAGTGTAGTTTAAGTGCTAGATAAGTTTTGTATACTTCAAACCCATCCATATCAAATAGGCAGTTTAGCTCTGGAAGATTTTTTCATGAAAGATAATCGTTGAGCATCATACTTAAGTTTTTCTTTCAATGTTTTAGATAAGAGTTTGGGAACTGATTCAAACTCGATTTCATTTTCCTCACAGAAGGTAAGAACCGCCTCGATGTAATTAAGTTGACCATCACTATCCTTCACAATTTTTTCTATCTCCATAGAAAATTTTGCAGAGGTCATAAACTTATCATTTATAACTTCATTGATGGCATCTTTACTTTTACTCATTAGCAGTTTTCCATTCTCGTATATATTGAGTAAGTTTTCTAATGTATTCTGATTTGTTTCGCTTTTCATAAACAACGCATTCTCCATTTTCACAGGACATGATAATTACAAGTTTCTTGACTATTATACCAGTTAGTTCATACAACATGCAAGCATATGCAACTGCTTGTACGAAGTATCCTTCAATCCATTTTTCGGGTTTTGGTTTTTCCGATGTCTTGAAGTCAATTACAGCAAGTTCTCCCTCGTATTCAGCAATACAGTCAACTGTTCCTGCAATACCTAACTTCTTACTATATAGGGGACTTTCTAATGCATGTATATTATCTATCTTATCCAGTGTTGGTTTAGCAAACTTAAACAGAAATTCAGATAAAGGTTGAACCGATGGTAGAGTTTCATTCTTCAAATAATACTCAACCAATGTGTGCATATCAGTTCCTCTACTGGTAGCACGTCTGGTTTTACGATTAGCAACTTCTTCACCTACACGTTGTCTCCATTCTTTAATGGATTTAGCAGACTGAAAACTAGTAACAGTAGTTACAGAAACTAGTTTCAGATCTTCTTCACCAGGAACTTGATAAAATCTTTTACCATCTATCTCAACTCGTTTGAGTCTATCTGGCAAGTCAACCTTTACATGATTAAACATTAAAAACCAAGACTAATTTTACTGACCAAATAACTGCGAATGAGACCAGATCGAACGATGTCTTCAACACCAAACTCAACCATACCAAACTCATCCATGAGTCTCAGAATACTCATGAAGTCTAGAACACCATTTCTCTCACCAGCTTTAACAAGATCAGACTGGTGATGATCTCCACAGAAAATAATCTTACTGTCTTCACCAACGCGAGTGATAATACTATCCAGTTCATGGAAGTTTAGGTTCTGACACTCATCAACAATAACGATTGCACGATCAAGTGTAGTGCCACGAAGGAAAGATGTAGACCAGAAAGATACAGTCTCCTGTGTCTTCAGGTTTTCATAAAGCATTTCAAAAGAAGGATCGTCTGGCATCTCAAACATATACTTCACCATATTCTTATATGGAATTTGGTAAAGAGATGCCTTATCCTCATGTGTGCCAGGAAGGAAACCAATCTCTCTTGTAGCAACAAGAGAACGAACCACGTATACTTTATCGTATGGTGAATCCTCTTTCAATACTTCTCTGAGAGCGAGGTACAAGGCAACAAATGTTTTACCTGTACCTGCTGCACCAGACATGAATAGGTTTTTTTCATTTTCCCAATATTCAAATACCTTTTCTTGAGCTGGAGTTAGTGGTTCAATTTCCACCAACATATCAGCATTAATTGGTTTTCTGCGTTTCATTTGTTTCGCAGACATACCATTAATATCTGGTGTAGTTTTCTTTCTCGATCTTGGCATATTAGAATCCTTGTATTGTAGAACCGTGATGTCCTTTCTTGATATTATTGATTTTTGTCTGGACATCTTTGGGAACTTTGTTCCTCCAATCTCCAACTTCACTGACGGAAGAAGCACAACCTGCAGACCAATCTTTGTCCCATTCAGGATTTTCATCCTTCCAAACACAATATTCTTTCATGGTCATACTGAGTTCTTTCTTCTCCCCAGTGGTTTTATTTATCACTGGATACGTTGGCATCATTTTCCTCCTTTGTTTTATTGAATCCGAAAGGTGCGAGTTTTTCCTCCACCCGTTTCTTCATAACAACACCAGCAAGAGACTCCATAACTTTAAGGATCTCTTCAGCCTTAGCACCTTCGCCAAGTTCTTTAGCGACATAAAAATATTTGGGGAAAAATTCTTCTCCCGCTTCTTTGTATTCATCGAGTGTAATTGTTTTCATACCCATTCTGGTTTACGTTTTGGCAGACGAAGATAATTAGATGCAACCCAAGGTTTGCTCCTAATGTAATTTTTGTAAGCAGTAAAAGTGTCAATGCTTGTGTCATGTTTAAATTCATTTGGCATTGCCCTCACGAATGGTGTATGTTCTGACCAAGGTGCCCATGGAAATAATTTGTCTGCAACATTCAAAGTATTCTCACACGTATGTATTTTATCATATCGTTGAGTGTACTCTTTACATAACATCAAACCATGTAAAATTAACCATCTGGCATTTGATACAGTTTCATTTGCCCATACAGTGCATGGATGATTACGAAAAGCACCCTTATCAGTTGCATAGGGTTTACCATCTGCTTTGGGAATAGTACCATATCCATGACCCCATTTGTCAGATGCAACAATGGAAAGCATCTGACAACACTCTAAAGGCATCTTAACAATATGTTTGTCGGGAAGAACCTTAGCGGATGCATTTGGACATTCATCAGTCACAAAAATATTCATAGAAATTTATTCCTACAGATACATATTATCAAAATTAATCAGTGGTGTCAAGCCACCCAAGTGCATCTGATACTATAGGGAACTGTTCCTTGAAAATTTCTCGACAACCCTCAGCAACTTCCATGTGTTCTTTCTGAGTTCCATGAGCAGAACGCAAATCGATATAATGAATCCATGAACGGCATGAACCGCTCATATAAATTCTTGTTGGTGTACAGAGAGGTAGCACATTACGAGCACACTCCTTTGCGACACCACGTTCCAACATTTGTTGATAGAGAGCCATAGAAGAATCAAACAAAGTCATCATTTGTTTCTCTAGAATTTGAACCTCAAAAGGATCTAGATCATCAATAGAATTTTGACGATTCTTTGTGTCTTGACGACGTAATTCGGGTAGAGGAATCTTCTCCCCAAGCATAGAACTATCTGCATAACGTTGAGAAAATTCCTGGAAAGTAAAGCTACGGTGACGCAAAATTTGAGCTGCGATAGCACGGGTAGTTTCAACTTCAAGAGTCATGAATGACTGTTCAAAGACGCTCCAGTGGTTGTGTTTTGCACAATACTTAAGAAGACCTGCAACGTTAGGATTCTCTTGGTTTGCGGGGTTGCTTACACGAGCAACGTAACCCATAGTTTTTTCAGCGTCAGGAGTGACGGAAACAAATTTAACTTTCATAGTTTACTTTTTTTTAGATTCTTTAGTTTGAGCACCCCACAATTTAGGGTTAACTCTTCCTTCTGTCTGAGTCATGTTTATAAAATCATGACGATAGTTGTCCCAATAATGGTCAAAGATTTCCACTCGATTACGTCCTATGACAATATCAAAGTGAGTATGACCATCTTGCAAATACTCTACCAAGTATGCAGTATACGGTAAACTCTTATCACTTGCAAGCGTAGGATCACAATCTACGTGAAGTTTCTTCAAGACCTATTCCCCCATTGAATTTCTGGATATGCTTCTGAGATGCATGCTTTAGTAATCTTATATCGTTTTCCAATTTGACCATCCTTTGCAAGACATACAATAGCTGCTTCTTCTTGATGTAGTCCTTCCAATAGTTGAATAAACATCATCTCACGACGACCTTTGTTCAAACCATCATTACCACCTTTCACAAAGTTATAAAGTTTTTTATATTCATGAAGCAAGAGAGTATGTTCTGTGCCTTTAGGAACATCATTAGGTGTGTAAGGTACTTCCCCTTCAGGAACCATGCTCTTTACACTTTCATCATAACTCCAGATAAAAATTGATTGTAGAGCTGGAGTCTTATATTTTTTGAGTAGTTCTATTTTTTGTTTTTTTGTTTTAGCATTAGATACTTTCTGCAAAACCTCAGAGATAAGCATCTTTTCTACTGGTAATTCAGCCATCTTAAAAATCCTCCATTTCAGATAACAATGTAGATAGTTTATGTTCCAAGAAGTAGTTTATTGGTACTCCTCTTCTTACAGTTCTATTTAACAGTTCAAATTCTTCTACAATTTTATTACAAATTTCTTTGGGAATACAACTTAGGTCAATTAGTTTACGGTTACGTTCATAATTTTTAAGTTGTTCTTTACTACAAAAAGATTCTGGGTTGGACTCTATCCATCTACACAAATTCTTTTTACTAATTGGTTTCTGTCTCTTACCAGAAATAAAAGTATCATCATCTGATAGGAAATTTGGAATACCATCACTTCTATCTCCCTTGATGATATGCTCCATCAAAAATTGTTTTGGATTTTCTAGAGTTAGATACTTTTTCTGGATAGGATTGTACTGTCGTACAAAAGAATACTTACTTAACTGGAGAAAATCTTTATCTCCAGATAAGATTAAAACTTTTTCTGCAGTATCTTTTTTTGACATGTAGTTTGTGAGAACACTGATAATATCATCAGCTTCTGCACCGTAGATTTCCATCACAACGTATGGAAAATTTTCACGGATCTCATCACGAATTGTATTCAGGCAGTTAAAGATTTGATTCCAGTCATGACTAGAATTTTCTCTATCTTTTTTACGATTTTGTTTATAGAAAGGAAATAGTTCTCTTCTCCAATAAAATTTAGAATCGTAGCAGAGAACTAATTGTCCGTATTCTTCTCCAAAAGTTTTTTTGTAATGCTTCAGGGAACGAAGAACCATATGTCGAACGAGATTAATATCAAGTTCATTGTTTGTTTTCACTTGCATCATCAAATTACTGATCATGCATTGATTCATATCAATTAAGATCATAGTTAATCCTCATCGGTGTCTTCATCCCAATCTTCGTCATCAATAAAACGAACAGCAAGAAGTTCTTCGTTAACTAAAAATCCACCTTCATCAATCATTTCTGGGTGCATGGGAACTTCTAATTTAGATTCAATAAAAGAAGTAAAATATGTGTTGCCAAACCAACCAAAAATAAAACCTATCGCAACTCCTCCTAGACAGAACATTATACTAAACAACAGTGTTGTTACCTCTGTCATGTTGCCCTCCTTAGCTTTCTTCTTTGATAATAGAAACCTCCAATCGATAACTTTTTTTCAAAAAAGAAAATAGTTTATCTAGACGGAGGATGTAATGTTTTTCTGGTACAGGTGGTTCCTCTTCTTTTATACCTCCATCTAGCATAGCCCGTACATTAGTATTTAGATACTTATCTGGTATCATGGGATAACTTTTAAAAGAATAAAATTTGGAGAAACCGTTTTTGGAACTGGTCGTTTTTTGTTTGGTAGTTGATTAAAGATCTCACAGCAATTACATGGTTTCATCGTAAGAACTCTATCAAGTGTCTCAATAACTTTCTTAGATTTTTTAATACCAGAAGAGTTGTTGTAATCTAAAATCTTTGCACCTTTACATGTTAGTGAATTTCCTGTAATGAAAAGTAAATCATGTGTCGTTGTATTGAATAGAAATATTGACTTAGAGCCAATAATTTTCTCAGTCGGAACTGGGATGTATTTCTTCCCCTCTATTATAAAGGGTTTGTCCCGAAGATGCAAGCCCTTAACCAACTGATCTGGAGTCTTCTGTTTTTTTCGTCTAACAATTCGTTTTGATTCCTTGTACTGTTCTACTCCAGATACAAATCTATCAAGAAGTGATTTAAATTCTCTAAGTTCTGGTTTGTTGAAGTGAGAATATGCTTCGGAGAGAACCTCATCTCCATCCAAAGCACCCTCCAGTTCTTCAAGAACATTAGTTACTTGATGAATATAATTGGATGCATATTCATTAATAGTTTTTCTATCAATATCTTCTGATTGGAAATATTTAAAAAAGTCTACACGAATTTTTTTCTTATTAATTGAATACTCGTCAATAATAGTATCAACAAATTGACAGATTGTATCTGAACTAGTCATATCAGTTTTTGTTCCTGTAAATACTGAAGCGTTTCTTTGCAACCACCAATATGTTTATGGTTGATTGCTACCTGGGGAAAAGTTGCACCGTCACCGAACTCATCGTAAAATTGTTCTTTGGTAAAATCTTTCTCATATTTATATTCAAGATAGTTTAAATCAATATGATTTAGAAGATACTTAACTCTATCACACCATTGACAATTTTCTTTTGTGTAAACTACTGCTTGCATAATAGTCTTGAAATAAATTTATTTATTATCCATATTTTTAATCACTGTCAGAGGATTCCTCATTCGTCGTTTGTAATCCTTGAGCATTTTGTTCATAGTTTTTACACGTGCTTCCTCAAAAGCTTTACGTTCTTTGTATGAAATTTTTCTTTCTGGTTGTTCTTCAACTTCTTGGGATTCTACATCCACAATTGGATTTTCTTCGGTCATAAAAAATGGGGGTCGTTTGACCCCCGTATTATATCACAGAGAGTTGCCTCTTGGCAACTCCTCTAGTGATTGCTGAAGTGTTTATCAATAACTTCTAGACGTTCTTCTTCATGAGCAATGATATCTAATTGTTCTTGAATAGCACCCAGTACATCTGGATGTTCACCAATACCTACAGGATTGTGTAGGTAGATTTCAACATTCAGTTT